GCCGGGGTGGCCTGCATGTCGGAAATTTCCAGTTTTGAGCCTGCGCCTAACGTCGCCTGAGCCATAAATCACCTCTCTGAAGAGACAAAAAAGGCCGCTTGCGCGACCTGGGGTTAACTAAATTCAATCTGATAGACCAACACCAAGCTGGTGCGACTGGCGTCGTCTTCGGAGCTGTACCGCCACCGCTGCAAGGTATGACCGTGAATCAGACCACCCAACTGGCGGTCGTCGATCATGGCTTGCTCGACCGGCTCCATCAGAGCATCCAACACCCCGTCCGGGTCGCTGATCTCTTCGGTGCTGGCCTCAATCACCAGCTCGGCGGCATCGTTTCGACCGTCAAAGGCTTCGTGACTCACATCACCGTCGGCCATGTAAATCAACACCTGGTCGCCGTTGCCATCGGCACGGCGGGCCAGCTTGACCGGCACAGATAAAGCCCCTTGAACCAGGGCCAACACGGCAGAACGGATAGCCCCGCGCTTTGTGGTGGTTGTCATCGGCTCAAACGCTCCAAACGAAATTGAAATTCATGTTCCAGCAATTTGGGCAATTCTTCGCGCACAATGCGCGGCCCAAACCGTCGTAAGGCGGTGGTCATCAAGTCCGAGACATCAATGGTCACCACCTCCAGCGGGTAACGGTCGGCCGTTGTCCGCTGAAAAATCTGTTCTTTACCGCTCTTTCGAACGGTGGTTTTAAAGGCGTGCGGGTACTTGCGACCGGCGGCGGAAATGCCCCCGCGTTTTAATACCCGGTGCTTTAAACTGTGCACGCTGATCGGGCGGGTGTAGCCGGTGATCACCGCTTTCTGGGTGCCCGGTTTCGAGCGACGCAAAAAGAACTTGCGGCGAACGTGCTTGGCGGGTACTTTGCTTTGCTTGGCCACCGACCGGACGCTTTCGGTTTGCACCCGCTTGCCCACCTTATTAATGGCGGCACTGGTCGCCTTCGGAATCTCCGAGCTTTTCAATTTATCCAAGCCCCGAATCCACTGACTCAAGCCATCTTGCGCCATCACTACACCACTCTTTCCTGGACCACATACGAGCGAATGCCGTCTTGATCCGTGTGGGTATGCGACACCGTAAACCGCACCGATCCCGCCAGCATCTGATCACCACGACTCAACGTGGCCACACTGTCGAGCACCGATACCGTGGTCGCGTTGGTGATCACCTGACCCTCACCGCCAACCCATTCGACGCCACGGTCGACAATGATGCGAATCGGGTCCGGCTCCGGCGATTGGCCCTCGCGGGTTAACACCGCATCCTCACCGAATTGGTCAAACAAGGCGGCGTCCATCGACGCCACCGCAGCATCCCACACCATTTACTTCTTATTAGCCGCTGGCTTTGGCTTTGGCGCGTCTTTCACTTCGGCGTCCTCATCCGCTGGCTGCGCTGCACCCGCAATGATCAAGTTGTTCGCCACATCAATCGGCAACTCTTTCACATCGCCCGCATTACCATCCTCACCAGGACCAATCACCGTTCCGCGTAAAATTTCCACTTTCATGCTCAATACTCCGCATTGATAAACCAATAACCCACAAAAAAGGGCGGAAACCCGCCCTTTTCATTCACTCAGAAAGGCTTATACACCTTTCACAAACTGCTCGGCACGACGCACCGCCACATCCGCCAACTGGTGACAACCAATGTCTAGGCCGCCCGTCTTCACATTGCGATCCGGGATCAGCTCAACCATGCCCCAGGTGCCGATCATTACCTGACTGTAATCACCAAACAACGAGGCTTTCGCCGGAAGCTGGCTCGACTTGTACGGCATGTAACCGTTACAGTCGTTCCCTTCAATCACAAAGCGACCGCTGCCTGCGTCTTTCTTGGCCACCTTAAGCGCCGAGTGAATGCCCGGACGGAAGGCATAGGCCAACTGCCCGGATAACCCTTCCACGTCGTCCAACATGCCTTCCATTTGGACAATCTCTTCCCAGGTTGGCACCTTGCCAGCCGTATCCGCCAAGGTCAGGGTTTGCACACCCGCCGTATTCAACAGACCCAACGGCTGGTTACTTGCCCCGGAACCATTAAACGCCGCATGATCAATCGCCAGCGCGATACCTTCCAACATATCCGAACGCACCAACTGCTCAATGGCTGGATTAGATTGACGCATCAACTCAAAGGTTAATGGCACTGTACCGCCAACATGCTTCGGCGATAACGTCACATTACCCACGGTCACATCCGACGCAGACGCGTCCGCGCCTTCCGCCAACCAACCAAAAGTCGCATTAGCGGTCTTCTTAGGAATCGACACATTCCCGTTCAATCCGGATAGGAAACGCGCCCCCAAGCGACCCATTAACGTCGACGCCCGCAAGGTATCAATAAACTGACTGGCCAGATGCGCCGTACCGATCAGACCGGCACCGCCCGTCGTATCGGCACGCTTGCCATCACCCAGGATCGACATAGGCACCATTACACCGCCACGAATGCCACCGCCTTCGCGCTGGGCAATACGCACCAACTCCTGAGACATTTCACGCTCAAACCCGGCATCAGACCAATCCCCGGTTAATTGCGCATTTAAGGCACGCACCAACGAGTATTCGCCGTCGTGACGCTCCAGCATGTCCTGACTGGCGGCCGCTGCGGCAGGCGCGGGCTGACTGGACGCCACCGCAAAGGCTTCGGATCGGAACTGATCCAGGCTCATGCCCTGATCAATGGCTTTTCGTTCCAACTCGGACAAATCAAACGGCGCACTGCGTGCCGCTTCGGTAATGTCCGAGATGCGCTGACGCTCTTGCGCACGCACGTCATCGACGTTAATCACCGCCGGGGCAGCACCGCCCGCTGGCGTGGTTTGATTGCGTTCGCCATCGACTGGCGCTTGAATAGGATCTGGCATGTGCTCACTTCCTTCTGTTAATTCGTTTAGGTTGTTGTCTTCGTTGTCTGCACTGCGCCCCACACCCACCGTGGCGTCCGCCGGAACAGAAACAAAGGAAATTTCGTAAGGCTCCCAATCGGTCACCCGGATGGTATCCGGTGCGCCGTTTTCGCCTTTGGCGCGTTCGTATTTATGGATCGAATACCCCACGCTAATGTGTTTTCGGATGCCGTCTTTAACGTCTTGGAACACCTCTTCACCGCGTGCGCTTTTACTGAACCGCAGTTGCGCACGGCCTTTTCGGTCGGCATCAATCGTCACCGACTCCACCACCCCCACCTGATCGGTGCGAGTATGGTCCATCAACACCGCGCCGCCGTCTTGCAAACGACCCAAGCGGATGGACTCCGGGGCATGGTCCAGAATTTCAATCCCAAACCAGCGCTCCACCTCCACCTCAGAGGAAAACGCCACCTCCACCGTGCGCGCCTCATCATCAATGGCACGCTGGTTATCAATGCTCATAGAGCGCTCAAGCTGCTCACCCGGTTTCAGTTGCGTCGGCATCGTCGCTCACTCCTGCTTTATCCAATACTTGCTGGGGCGTTATCTGTAACTCCGCCAGCCGTTTGTTTTCTTCGGCGATTTCTTCGAACACCTCGTCCGGGTCGTTGCCTTGCTCCCGGATGATTTGCGATAACGAAATCACTTTCATGTCGTACAAAATCTTTTTGCCGTTGGCGTCTTTTTGCGGGTCGACCCAATCCCACCGCCGACCGACAAATTCCATCGGCAGGTAATACTCAAACCCCCGCGACATCGGCCTGCCACCAATGGTCAGACGCTGCGCCCAATACTCCAGCGCTAACCAGGACCGGAACAGCGGCTTAATCAGGTTTCGAATGAGCCAGGCTTGAATGGTTTTGTAATACTCCCGGGTCTCTAACTGACCCACCCGGGCACTGGAATAATTCACGCTGCCCAGGTCATTGCCTAACACCGGGTAATCGACGTTCATCCCCGCCGCAATGCCTTGCAAGGCGCGATTGACAAAGCCCTGGAATTCGCCCGCCGGGTAACTCGGATCAAAGGCTTGGAAATTTAATCGACCAATGTTCTCAAAGGTGCCCGCCTCGGCGTTGATGGTCATGTTTTCGCCATCATCCCCGGAAAACTGCTCGTCCTCCGACGAGGTAAAAAAGCCCATTTTGGCCGCACCGATGCGCGCAGCGGTTAACGCCGCCTCTTCATAGCGCCCCAACTGAAACAAGCGATTCAACGACACCGCGATCCAGGGAATGCCGCGCTTTTGCCCGACGTACAATTTTCGGAACACATGACGAATGTGTTCGGCCGGAATGCGGGTGCGCGGAA